ATCGTAGCTCCGGGAAAGGAGCCTGAAACAGGATCTAGCATACATTTAACAGGTGAGATTATCTTGCCAGCTAACTCGCCACATTCAGAGCAATGTGCTTGGTTGGTCTCTGGTTTTACAAAGACTTCAAACACATGCCCGTTAGTACATGAAATCAAAGATTCTCAGCATTGCTGTCCTCTGACTCTACGCTGTCTTGCGTTAGCTTAATTGACTCTTCTAAATTTAACATGAAAGACAAGATATTAATCTGCCCCTTACGGAACCACATATCTTCAGCGTCTTTCACGTTAGTCAAAGAATTAATGTTAAGAAGATTTTCATCTAAATCCTTAATGAGATGATGCCAGCCACTGCTGTTAAACATCTCTCTAAGGGAGTCATAGTACTCTTCCAGTTCTCTATTCATTATTTACCTTTCTTTTTCTTCTTCTTACTTGAACCATACATACCACAAGCCACTGGATCACCTCCTGATGTAGTTATAAGAAAGAACAGAGTATAGCATATTTTTTATCAAAAGTCAATCTTTTTTATTGCTTTTTACTTTAAGAGATGGTAGGGGGTGGCAGTCCTGCTGCACTGGCTCTTGGCGGCATTCTTGGAGCTGGTGCTTCAGCGCCACTATTTCCTGCCTGAGACTCAGGAACTCCTTGTTGACTTGGGCCACGACCTGCGCGAGTTCTTGATGACTGACCATTATTTGCTTCTCCGTTTCCTATTGCTTTTTCTTTGAGAGCTAACTCAGCTATCTTAGCTCGTTGGTTAAAGTTTCTTTCATCGTCTGAGTCCATGTCGCTGATAATCTTAATACGAGTGTTCTCCAGCTCGATTGGGATAGCGCGTGTCTCAGCGTCATACTTAGTAGCCCGTGCTATAAACTCTTGAGCCTGTCCGTTGAACACAGCTATCTGAGCATCCTGCAACTCCATAGCTTTCTGTTGCTGCATTTGCTGTGCTTCTTGTTGTTCTGGTGAAGGCTCTCCTGCTTGTTTGAGTAGAGCAATCAACTCTTCTCGATTAGCAAGGTTCATGTTGTCAATGATCGCTTGAATCAACGCAGGGTACAGCGGAGACTCTGGAGACATCGTCTGTAGCAACTGCACCAACTGTGTTACTTCATACTCTCTGGCAATAATACCCAGTGAAGAGGTAACAACAAACTTATAATCACTCACTGGATAGTGTTCAGGATCAAACTGCATGTAACGATGCGCGGCTTTGGTAACAAAAGGAATTAAGAAACTTTCTTGGAAGTTAATCAATGTTCTCTTGTGTCGTTTGATAATGGCTCCCAGACTCATTGAGATGCCCGCTGCTGTCGATTCTCCGTTAATGCTTGCGCCTATACCAGCTGAGTCTATAGCGCCTGTAGCGGTCTGTACCATTCGCTGTAGCGCCTCTGCTTGAGCAAATGTTATTTGATTAACCTGTCCAAAGTTAAATGGCTGGAAGATTTCTGCTGGGTTGCCGTTAGTCAGGATAATCTTACCCGGTCTAATCTCTGGCTTAAACCCTCTAGGCATCCGTGAAGCGTCCATAGCCATCATAGGGTGTACAGTGAGTGCCAAAGCGTCTATACGCGCTCTCAGCTCTGCGTCCAACGCCTTCTGTGAGTTATAACCCTTTTCACACACACCCCTACCCCAGAACCGTCCCGGAACTATGTCCCAAGGGAAAGCTATGACAGGACGATCTTGCATCATGTAGGGGTTTGGTTCAGCTTTAAGCAACACACCGCCGTTAGCAACAACCACAATTGCCTCAACATAATAGGAAGTCTCGTCTTCCTCTTCCATCAACACTACTTCTTCCTCTTCATCACTCCACTTCTTAAGCAGATGACGGGGAACAAGGCCGTAATACTTGGTTAATCGTATCTTATCGTCTGGTTGATCTGTTAATTCGTAGTCAGTGTTGAGTTCTGTCTCTTCATAAGCGTAAGAAAGAGGTACATCTTTATAAATACCCTTTTCTTGCAACATTTCAACAGAATGAGAGGGGACATACTCGTCAATAGCCACTCCCAACGCCTCTTCAATGCTGGTAGCTACCGGATCTATCAAGAAGTTGTTGGGTAGCACAGGGCGCAGCTTAACAACAGTGCGATCTGTGATGTTAACACCAATGGCTTGTAGCTCTCCGTCCATAATGGGCTGTGTAGCTGGGGCCATCTCTTTAATTTCTTCTAATACAATCTCAGCAATGCCCACACCGAACACGGCAGAGTTGATTAGACACTCAGCAACAGCCTTCCTAACCTTTGTTTTGCTGAAATCTTCATGGAGTTTCTCTCGCATGAACACAACATCAGCCGGTTCTTCGTCTACAAAGTCATCATCAATGTCAAAGAACTTACCACGGCCAAACGTAGCCTCTTCAACCTCTGCAACACTGCTTTCAACAGCTTGTTGCAACGCTGGCGATATAATCCTAGATCGTTCTGACTCTCTTGTTCTGTCCTCTGAGGTGTAGATGCCGCGCCAGAGTCTATAATATTCTTCAAACTTCTGTTCATAGTTGTTTTTATAATGATCACGCCAGTTATCGCACTTCTCCATTACCCACCCTTCAATAGTTTCTTCGCTATCCAAAGTGGTTTCTTTTAAATCTATCATATTTAATATCCTGCAACATTATCGAGAACAATGTGATCGTCAAACTCTGCATCATACGAGTAGGACACCTGTGCAAACTGATCTATGTAGGCTAAAGCATCAACTAAATCGTCATGAGTAAGCGAATCTGGAAAATTGAACAACTCATCCATGAAGCGGGCATTCCAATCCCCTTTGTTTAATTCAATAAACCCATTCTCAAATCTACCCTGCAACGCCCACATAACTCTGTCTGTCTTCTTCTTGTTACCATGTGTTAATTCTTCAACCCTGAAGAATGTGTTGTTACGCTTCATGAGATCTGTTAGAGGTGACATAACAGCTTGTTTAGCTATACCTCTTTCTATACCAACAGAGATGGGCTTGTAGTCTCTTACAGCTTGAAAGATCTTCATAGCTGTCTCATCCAAGCTCCACCGTCCACTGATGATGTTAGCTACCCACCACTTACCCTCTTCAGTAACTTTAACAACAGCAATGGCTGTGTGGTCTAATCTGGAGTTCTTTGACTTCTGTTTGTTAACTTCTTCAAACCCAGCAAGGTCTATTGCTATATAATAATTACCTTCTGGTTCTTCTTCACTAAACTTTAACCAATCCTCTTTAAACATCTCTGAGCCTCTGGACTCAAAGGATGCCATAAACTCTTGTCTAAACGCATAAGAAGACATTGACTTCTTAGCTGCGTTAATCTCAGTAGGGTCTAGTGTAGGGTTGTCATAGCTGGTGAAATGCCATGCTTTATATGTTTCATCATCTCCTAACTCAGCTTGCTTATATAGATCATAGAAGTGGTTTCTACCCATAGGGGTTCCTATGAACAACGCACAACCCTTCTGGTCAGCCAGCGCAGGGCGTAGGATCAGCTCCCACACCTCTGGCTTAATGTCTGCATATTCATCCAACACAAGAAACTTAAGACTAACACCACGCATTGTCTCAGGTCTGTCAGCACCTTTTAAACTAATCTTTGTACCGTTAATCAATGTTAGTTCAAGGTTGTTAACATGACTGTTTTTAATAACAGAATGTCCCAACTCTAACAGCAGATCCCACATGATTGTTCTAGCCTGTCCCTGTGTAGGAGCAACATAAAACACATGACCTTTCTCAGCCTGTAGGGCGTTAACAATCAACAAATAAGCAGCTAACCTACTCTTACCTGTTCTACGTCCAGCAGCAATAACTTTAAAGCGCGTAGGGTCTTCCCAGACACCCTGCTGCCACGGTAACAACTTTATACTCAGCTCTGTCATGTAAAGCGCACTGGCGAAGGAACAGCCCTAACTAACTCAAAGGAAACCAATGTTGAAAAAAAACTATCAGCCTCTGTAGTAACACTCAATGACTCACCTTGTTTTAACACAACAAAGTAACCAGAAAGCCCGCCAAACTCTAAGCTTTCTCCAGCGCCTATGTTCTTAGCACCTTGGAAGGTAATGTCAACAGTGTTGTTCCATGTAGCACTGGCTGTTTTAGAGTTGGTTCCAGCGTTACCTATAAACAACATTGTGACAATGCAATTATAACCTACAGGGGAGGTGATTAAAGCTGTAGTGGTTCCCCCAACAAGGTTGGCTCCAACAGTATGTTTAGTAGAGTTTAGCATATTAGTACAACCACATTACGGGAGTGTCGTCCCTTGTATCAACATGAATAAAACTATTAGCTATTCCTATACCGTTAAAACCTAGCTTCAACGCTGCTTCAATTAACTTCCTTCTCTGCACACCATCCTTAATCTTAATGTCAGCAGCAATACCTTTGTTGTGCATTCCCGGTGTTTTCTTCTTAGCCTCTATAGGGTGTGTAGCGTGGCGATACCCAGAGTTGATAACAAAAGGAAAACCACACTCATCGCGCAGCGCATCAAGCTTATGTATAAAATCATCTTGGATCTTGTTAGTGCCAGTGTGTGAACACTTAAACTCATTCCTATCGAAATACTCAAACATCTTCGTCATCCTCGATTGTGTACTGTGCATCCTCTATCTCTTCACTAACAGCAACACCCACACCAGAGATGGTGATGTTAACACTAGGTCTGCTACCACTGCTTTCCTTTTCAAACAGAGAAACTGGTAACATCCTATCTAACAACAATCTCCATGCTGATGCTTGATTCTTATGTTCATCATCCAGCGCAGCGTTAATAATACTATCTATTACTTTCCTCGACTTAGGTGATGCCAACAACCTAGCCTTCATCTCTGCTATAACAGCAGCTTCACCAGCAGGTCTTCCTACTTTATTCTTTTTCTTCTTCTCTTCAATCAACTCTTTAGGCGGCCTACCTCTTCTTCTTTTAACAACATCATTAGACATAACACATCCTATATAACATTATATAGCAACTTATATATAGTCTATATAGTTGCTATTGATTCTGTTTAACAATTAACTTAAAACATAAAAAGTAATTATTTTAATCTCTAATTAGTTATTATTTAGAATTTAAATAAATATTTAATTATTACTCAGTAGAGGTGAAGAGTTATATTACTTGTTATCTCTTGTTCTAAACTGCCTATATAGTTAACTATGAAGTATAATAGTATATTTCTTGTTAAAAGTCAATCATTATTTCATTTATTTCTTGTTTGTCTTGTTAACCTGTGGAGGGAGGTGTTTAAAAGTGGCTGGTGGAGTCTGTCCTTTTGCAGCGGGTCTCCATAGGTATGTCGTCTCCGCAGCCCGCTGTTATAACCTCCTTTAATATCAAAGACTTATAGAGGCTATGGAGGTAGTGGAGGATCATTAATTAATTCTTATTTAGTCCTATTTTGTGTTTATGGTGGTACTATAACAATAACAGCACAGCCGCACCCTCCCCCACCCCCTCAAGCCTCCAGCACCGACACCTGGCATGGTTATTGCATAGCTATATAGTTGGCATGGTTATTGCATAGTGTAATAGTTGGCATGGTTATTGCATAGGGCATTGTTGGCATGTTAGTTGCAAAGGCTTGCCAGTGGCAGGGATGATGATGTAGTACCCCCTTAGGCTCGATAGTCTGGACAACCTTACAACACAGCCGCATAGTGTTACCGTGTAACCGCAAGTAACACTGTAGTGAGTAATGAAGTAACACAGTAACACTTCATAAAACTACAGATATTTATAACATGTTGAAACATAAAGGAATTAATAGTTGGCACGTTTGATGCACTATATACTCCGTACACACAAACAACCAAAAGGAAAGAAAATGGAAATTATCACAATTAAGACAACCGAAGGAAAAAGAGTTAAAGGTTATAAAGTAAGAGTTGATCAAAAGGGTGAATACATTAAAAGATTCGGAATGATTGGGAGACTCACAAAAAGAACAAAAGTAAGCGAAAACATACCAGATTTAACATTCATAGATTACACAATAGACCATTACACAGATTAACAATCAATCAAA